GACCGATTAATTCAAGCCCTAGGCTTGTGCTGTATGTAGATGCCATGTTTGTCCTTTATGCTGCTATAAGTTCCCAATTTGCGGTTTCTGAATCATCAATTGCCGTCCACCCATCTGTACCAGAATCGTCAATATTTGTCCAATTAGGGTTTTGGTCGTCAGGAATTTGACCCCAAACAAGGACTTGTCCAATTATACCCGGTGCAACTATTCCTGTTAAGTAGATATTTGCTGTACCGTTAGCGGTCACTGACCCTACAATACCTACTGCTTGTACTCCAGATACAAATACATTTTTGCTTACTGACGCATATACAGAGCCAACCCTACCAATTCCTTGAACGCCCGTTACTTGTACAGATGCAGATAACCCTATGGTTACGGAATTAACTTCGCCTAGACCTGTGATGCCTGTTACATTTACACCAACTCCACCAGCAACAGATACGGAATGTACTTGACCAATTCCTTGAACGCCCGTTACAGCAAAGTTTGCTGCACCTGCTGGGGTTACAGAATTGATTTGTCCTGGGGCATTAATACCCGATAGATAGTCATTTGCAGCGCCTTTAGCTACTACGCTGTTTATTTGGCCTGGCCCAGATATTCCAGTTAGTAGGGTGTTTGCAGTGCCTGCGGCGGTTAAAGTGCCAGTTCGCCCAATTGCGGTTACGCTTGTTACCGAGATAATTCCGTCTTCATTGACAGTTACGTTGTTTACTTGTCCAGGCGCATTTATTCCGGATAAATACTCATTTGCGTTGGCGGCTACTGTTACAGAACCAACTTGTCCTAAACCAACCAGACCAATTACGCCAACTCTTCCATCATCTTGAGCCGATATAAACCCAACTTGCCCTAAACCTACTACACCACTTAAGAAAATCCTAGCGTCAGGAGTTTGAGCATAAACGGAATTAACTTGGCCCGGCGCATTAATTCCAGAAAGGTTTGCGTTTGCGGTACCGGTTTCGGCTACACTATTAACTTGGCCCGGCGCAGATATTCCAGTTACAGAAGCGTTAGCACCTGAAGCAAAAGAAACACTATTGACCTGTCCTGGCGCAGATATACCTGCTAGATAGTCGTTTGCCGCACCTGTTGCTACTACGTTGTTTACCTGTCCGGGGCCATTTAATCCAGTAAGCGAAATATTAACGGTTGTAATAAACGATACGTTGTTTATTTGACCAAGACCGACTACGCCATTAAGCGTTGTGTTTGCAGTTGCAGTTGTTGATACAGAGTTTACTTGTCCACGGCCTACTACACCAGTAAGCGTAACTGACGCCGGTACTGAAGTTATGCCACCTGTATCTGCAAAGGGGGCTGAAGCAAATGGGCTAAAACCGAACATGGTCTACCCTATGCTGTGTAAGTACCGCTAGTTGTGTATTTAAGAATGGTGTTGCTACCACTAGTTGTAACGGTTGGTGAGCCGGTGGTTGTTCCTGTATATTGAGATGTTGGTATGGATAAAATAAAAACTCCTGAGCCTCCATTTGCTCCACCAGGGTGGCCTGAACCATACCCAGAACCACCAGCACCGCCACCAGTATTAGCAGTTCCAGCAGTTCCTACCGCATTTCCGCTTCCATTTCCGCCGCCGCCTGAGCCACCAGAGCCAGGAGTAGACCCACTTGCTGACTGACAGCCACCACCACCGCCACCGGCATAATAAACTGCGGTTCCAGTTATAGAAGAAGATATACCAATACCACCATTACCCGCTGCACTTCCTGCAGAATTACCACCGGCACCGCCAGCACCGCCACCGCCGCCCGAAGGATACCCCGCAACAGTATTTGCGTTACCTGTTCCGCCAGCATTACCTTGTCCAGATGTACCAGCGCCACCAGACCAAGGACCTCCACCGCCTCCTGAGTCAGTTGTTCCACCACCGCCACCCGAACCGCCAGCACCACCATTACCATTAGGTCCGTTTAAGCTACCACCATTACTATAAGCGTTAGAGTAGCCACCACCAATAGCTGTTAAAGTTAGTCCAGTGCTGTTACTACCTGCATTTCCATAAATATATGTACTTGTTACCGCTCCTCCAGCACCACCTGCACCAATTGTAAAAGAGTACACAGTCCCAGGAATTAATGTAGCAGTACCAGATAAAAGACCCCCTGCTCCACCACCGCCCGATAAAGCATCACCACTACCGCCGCCACCAGCAACTAATAGATACGAAGCAGTTACGTTTTGTGCAGTAATAGTAGTCCAAGCTGTGCCAGACCAAATTTCTGTTTTATTTGTGTCGGTGTTGTAACGAATTGTTCCAGCGGTTACGTTTGCTGGGCGTTGCGCAGTTGTGCCGGTAGGTACCACAAAACCACCAGTAGCAGAAGCAGCGTTAATTACGCCAGTAGAGCTGCTTAAATTAGAAAGCGAAACGGTGCCACCAAAAGTAGTTGTGTTATTTGTAGCTACAGTTAAAAGCGTTACGCCATTAGCTTGGAGTGCAAGGTTGCCTGAGTTATCCGCAGTTGTGCGAATCCCTGTTATTCCTGATATGACGCCATTATCGGCATTAATAGTTGAAGCCATTATTTGTCCTTAAGCCGTATATGAGCCAGAGCTATTAAATTGCAATATTTTGTAAGCACCATAAGTTGTTATGGTTGGTGTGCCTGTATAAGTGCCAGAATAATTTGTAGTTGGCACAGAAAGAATAACAACACCAGAACCGCCATTACCACCAGCAACATAACCAGTTGAATATCCTGAGCCGCCGCCACCGCCGCCAAAATTAGCAATTGCAGCGGTTGGGGTTGTACTTACATTTGTAGCATTTGCCCCGCCCCCAGTACCGCCAATACCAGCAGTACCACCAGAAGTTTGAATGGCACCACCACCGCCACCAGCGTAGCTTATTGCTGCACCAGTAATTGAAGAAGATGCGCCATTACCACCATTACCACCTATTGTAGTTGTACCATTACTGCCTATTGCACTTGCGCCACCACCACCACCTGAACCATACAATGAAGCGTTTGTAGATGAACCACCTGCATAGCCTTGTCCAGATGTGCCAGAACCACCGGCACCTATTCCAGCGCTTGTAAAACCACCACCACCACCTGAACCACCATTTTGACCAGTTCCATAACCTGTTCCATTGCTACCACCGCCACCACCGCCAATAGCGGTAGTTAAACTTGAAATTGAAGAATTAGCCCCATTAGATCCAAAAGATGTATAATTAGTTGCTCCTGTTCCCCCTGCCCCTACGGTAACTGTGTAATTTGTTCCAGTTGATAGCGTTGCTGTAGTTGCCAATAATCCACCTGCGCCACCACCACCGCCTGTGCAACCTCCACCACCGCCACCGGCTACAATTAAATAAGAAATAGAATATGAATTTGATGCAACAGGTTGCCAAATGCTTCCTTGCCAAATTTCAAAAACTGAAAGTGTAGTATTCCATCCAGACTGTCCAAGAGCAGGAGAAGACGGTCTACCAGCAGTAGTCCATTGTGTTGGCGTTATGCCGTTCGTACCATCAATAATTACCGTCATGGTAAATCCTTAAACTGTTATTTCAACCCAAGATGTAGTTGCTTCATCCCAGCGATATGGTCCGCCTTCTGTTGGCATTGGTGTTGGTGCTTGCCAAGTCCATGTAGGCGCTGAAATAGTCCAGCTTGCAAATGGTTGAGGTGCATAAAACACATCGTGTTGTGAGTCATATGTATAGCCAATACCGGGATAGTTACCTCTTAATGCTAAACCGCCGTCTGGTTTTCCATCTTGTCCGTAATGCACACCGCCACGGGTATTGTACGAACATTGAATCCAGCTACCAGGTGAGCTATCGACAAAGTTATTAAAAAACTCAGGTTCAGCAACAATAACTTGCGTTACTTTACCGTCTACACATTTCGCAAAATGTCCCAATTTATTGCTCCTTAAAAATGACGGGCATAAGCCCCATGAAATTTATCTCTAGCTTCTTCAGCCACTAATCCAGCAAGCTCCAAGTCATCAAAAGATCCAAAACTCAAACTCTTGCCCTGAATACTTAGCTGAACTCTCCACTTGTTTTTTTCTTTGAACACATTTTTGTATCCAGAGGTATTGGTATTTCTAATCTTACTGTTAAACGCATTTTGGCTTTCGGTAACTTCCCGCAAGTTTTCTATGCGATTGTTTAGTCTATTGCCATCAATATGGTCTATATCTTTGGCAAGATAACCGTTGTGATATAGAAACACCAATCTATGAATTTTATATGCTTTACCGTTAATTTCAACGTTCAAATACCGCTGACCACGTTTATCAATGTTTTGCCATCCAGCAGCAGATCCAATTTTGGTTCTTTTTGCTTTTTGCACTTTCCAAATTAAATGGCCATCTTGATAGTCAAATAGGCTTTTGAGAAGTTCTTGAGTAACCATTGATTTCTCCTTTGTTAAGCCGTATAAGTACCACTAGTTGTAAATGTATGAATGGTGTTCCCGCCAACGGAAGTTACTGTGCCACCAGTTCCTTTTTGCGCTCCTGCATAAGAAATAATAAATATTCCAGATCCACCTGCACCACCATTGTTACCTGTAGAGTAACCAGAACCGCCACCGCCACCGCCAGTATTAGCAGTTCCAGCACTACCATTTCCGCTAGTACTGCCACCAGCTCCGCCACCATTACCGCCAGATCCGTTTGATCCACCAGAACGAGTATCAGTAGCTCCACCGCCACCGCCAGCATAATAAACGGAAGACCCAGAAATGCTGGATGCAAGACCTATACCACCGTTTGCGCCACTTATTCCATTGTTTGTGCTTGCACCTGCAGCTCCAGCACCGCCACCTCCACCACCGCAGTTATATCCATTGCCAGAAGAGCCAGATCCACCAGAGTTTCCTTGTCCAGAAGTTCCTGATCCACCAGCATTAGTAGAGCTTGAGCCAGCACCAGAACCTCCATTACCGCTATTTGTTCCAGATCCGCCACCGCCTACAGAAGTTATTCCTAATCCTGTAGTATTTGTTCCTTGAGTTCCAGCAGTAGTTGTTCCAGATCCGCCCCCACCAATAACAATAGAGTAAGCAACCCCAGGAGAAACAACGGTTGTGCTTGTAAGTAAACCACCAGCTCCGCCACCGCCACCGCCAGAGTTATAACCAGCAGCAGCACCACCACCAGCAACAGATAAATATGTAACAGAATATCCACCAACCACTGCTTGAGTAATACCAGAATATTGTATCCAGCCTTGAACTGAATCTGCATAAATAAGCGACACAGATGCGCCATTGGTACTAATAGTAGAGTTTGATGTTGTACCCTCTACATAGCTACCATTTGGAGTAATTATTAATGGGTTTGCACCAAAATTTCTTTTATAGTCAACAAAAGTTACATATTGACCAGCAGATGGACTGGCTGGTAACGCAGCGTAAACAGTAGCAGACACAGTATTAACCGCATAAATTGAATTAACTACCGCTGTAAAATTGGCTGCTTGAATAGCTTGGTATGCACCAGGACCACCAGATGCTGCAGTATTAGCAGTTGAACCATCAGCAAATTGAAGTGGGCTTGTAAGAATAACTTTACCTGTAGCGTTTGCAGTAAGCGTTAAATTGCCTGTAGTATCAGCCGTTACTTTAAACGCTGTAGTAGTTGTATTTCCTGCGCTAATCGTACTCATTTAGATTACCACCCATGATTGACCTGGTGCAACGGTAACTGTTACGCCGTTTGCTGTTGCTACTGGACCTACTGAAAACCCATTTTGTCCAGCAGCTATTGTAGCATTTGAGGTAATGTTTACGTTGTTTAAAAGAATAGAACTATTACCAGCAGCTTGTGCGCCAGAAGGACTAGACCATGTAGGAGCAGCGGCATTTCCTTGTGACGTTAATACTTGACCAGCAGTACCATAAGAAGCATTAGCAGCCAAAGCTCCACTTGCATTAATAGTAAACGCATCAACCGCAGAGTTGTTGACAACAAAGTGAATCGAGTTAGCAGTTGCTGTACCAACAACAAGATCGGCAGCGCCAGCATAAATATAAGCTACGTTGGCTGCTGAAAGTGCGCCAGATCCAGTATATTTGCTAGAAGTAATACCAAAGTCTGCATATGCTGTACCTGTATCGTTTGTTACTACAAAGTCAGTAGAAGCATTAGTTCCATTGCTTAAGTTCTGAGCAATAATTTGTACATAGGTATTAGCTGTATTTGCGTAAGAAGCAAAAATGCCAGTATCTGAATAACTAAGAGCGCCAAGAGAAAAAGCACCAGCATTAGAACTAACTGCGGTATTTCCAACAGATACAAAATTATTTGCAGTTAAAAATTGGCTTACTGTTACGTTACCAGTAGCATCTTGGTTTACAGACTTCTCTGCTGGGTATGTAATAAATACGTCTTTGGTGTTAGACCCAAAAGAGACCGCAGCATTAGCGTTTGATGAGGCAAGAATAGTTGTACGGGCAAGAGAAACGTTGCCAGAATAATACGTGCCAATACCTACTTCCCAGTTGGATCCTTGTTGGTCCGCAATGGTGTAATAAGTTGTATTCCCGTTTCCAACGACCGCAAAGGACTGATAGCCGGTTTGCGCACCAGCTAAAACAATCGTCCCAGTACCCGAAGTATTACTGGATTCTTTCACTCGGTCGAAGACGACTAACGCCATACTCTGTTTCCTTTAGTCATATTCATTTTTGCCGGTAATAGTTGTAAGTTCCAAGGTACATGAAGCCCGCATACATCTTTGCCACGAATAGGCACTATGTGGTCAACATGCCATTTTTCACTGCTAGTCTCACTCAATTGCGCCGCAACTTTGTAAGTACATTGCATATTATAAAGCTGTTCTGGCGTTAACCATAGTGGTGTAGCCTTAGCTTTTTTAAGCTTGTACTTGCGACCAAGGGCGTTAGCAATGCCACGATTGGTTTTGCTCCACAGGCGCTGCTTAGCTTTCCACTTATCAGCATATCGAACATATGTATTTCTAGAGTTTTGCAAATCTTGTTCTCTATTTTTAGCATAACGCTCGGCATAAAAGTTTGGGTTTTCCGCAACACGTTTTGCATGTGCCGCTCTAAATCTTGCTTTACGTTGCTCTTGATTATCGTAATGATTTTTAAGCGAAGCAGATTTACGACAATCTTTGCAGTCGTTCCGATAACCATCAGGCGAATCAGTGCGTTTATAAAACTCGCTTAAAGGTTTTTGAGCTTTGCATTTAACACAAAGCTTCATTCCTTAGCCAATCTGAATAATTGCTGATCCTGCGGCGGCAGTAGGAAAAATGATTGTAAAAGTCCCGTTAGTCGAAGTAACTGTACTACCGAAGCTCAATGCACAAACAGCGGTATTAGCAGTGCTGTTATAAATCAAAGCGCCCGCTGCACTGATGTTAGCGTTAGTCCAAGAAGTATTAGCAAATGACATGAATGCCACGTTACCAGTAGATGTTGGGCTTGTGCTAACTGTTAAAGTGTTTCCACCAGCAGTGTAGTTAGAACCTGAACTTGTTACTTCGTTCACAGTTGTGTATGCAGTTGTAGCGTTGCTCAATGTTGCTGAGCTTGTGTACAGTGCGAGTTTATAAGTCTGGGAAGAACCAGACACCAAATTTTGCTGACCGCTAAGGATTTGAACCTTAAACGAATCGCACATTGCTTGAGTAATTGCCATTTGTTGCTCCTAAATTTGTGTTAATTTTACTACAGTTTGTTGTACTGCAACCTGGTTTGACCGTCACGATAAGCATCACCACGTTCAAGACCATCACCAAGGCGTTTCAATTGCTGCATTGCTTCGTCGTATTTAGCCTTATATTGGGCAGCAATATCCGGTTCACCCTTCATATAAGTATAGGCTTCTACAATAGAGCCATAAAGCAATACGGGACTATAGTTATCCCCAAGCCAAGAAGTGCCTGCAGTAACAATAGATGCTGGATAGTAAAAATAGTGTAGTTCTGCGCCATAACCTTGATCTGGTGTTGGTCCAAGAATAAACGTCAACTCATTAGGATCATTTAGCCTAGAGCCAAACAAAGCATAATACTTAGGTGTACCAGTAACGGTAGGGCTAGGATACGCTTCTCTAATGAAGTTTACATCCTTATTTAACAAATAAGTATAAGTGCCGTCTGTATTAATAATAGCCAAAGAATAAGTCGACAAATAGTCATTTGGACAAGCTAAGTATTTGTTTGCTGCGGAGCAGTTACCAGTAACGTTTTTACGCAAAGAAGGGATCTGCACCGTGTTATAAATGCGCTCTTCCGCTTGCTGAATGAAAGTATTTATCTGGTCTGTGTAAGAAACCGAACTTCCATTAGCAAGATAAGCAGGCGGGAAAATGTTTTCCGTGTACGCCTGAACCTGCGAGAATAACGTTTGATAATCCATTATGCCATTGGGCCTCTAGCAATACGACCTTTAGTAGCCGCGCCGTTACCACGAGTTTCAATACCGTCAGTCTTAGGACCACGATCTTTATTACCAATAGAAACGCTCATAGCAACAGTAGAAGGGGTAACTTCATTTGCTGGTAATGTATTTGGATCGCGCATAGTGTGACCAGTAGCTGCTTTAGAATCGGCAACACTAGTACCACGCTTGTCATAAGACTCGGCTGGTTTGTTATTAGGGTTTCTACCTACTTTAACAGCTGGGCTGTTTTTAGTAGTAGGCTTTACATTCTTTGCAGTTGCCATGATTATCCTTGATTTTTAGCACGGGCTAAGTTACGACCCATAGCTTTCATTGAAGCAGAAGTAACTGTTGATGCGCCTTTGCTACCTTTGCCAGTCTGAATACCTACAGATGGACCTGAATCACCAAGGTTTTTACCCTTAGTTTTACCTGTTTTTGTTACGCCATCAGCGTCTCTTTTAAATCCCATTTTAATGCTCCTAAGTTATACTTACCGTTACTGTACCAATTTGTCCTACTGCAATCAAGTCATTTGGGGTTAAGCCAAAGTCATTGAGCCTTGCGCCTCCAACAGGGTTCCAACCCCACTGAAAAATCCTACTGCCCATCTCTGGAGTACCAAACCCATCAGGACCAGCCCCAGTTAAATTAATTTGTAAACCACTTGTTCCTGACTGCAAATAACTAACATCCGGTCTCGGTCCTCTGACTGCTTGGGGATCATTAACTGGGTATAAGCCCAACGACAACTGCGGATGATCTGGATCCCAACATTCTCTACAAACTTTTATGTTGAACGGATGCGTTTTAATTATCTCAGTACGTAACTCCTTAAGCATATAGCGCTGATCGCATCTATCGCATTCGGCAATTGCGTATTTTCCAGAGGAATATTTACTTGGCATAGCATCTTAATTGTAGTAGAAAGTATTGCGGGGTACAAACCGAATCGGAGCTTTTTCCCTATCTTCGTCTGCTGCCAACTGAAACTGTTGTTCATAGTCCGCTTTTAACATCGGAATACGGTTCATATCCATATCTGGTAACTTTGTAGCCAACTGGTACGCCAAACCCGCCACCATAGGCGGAATAAAACGAAATGGCATATCTTGCACAAACCCACCCGACCCAGCGTCTTGAATGCGACGCATGCGGTAATACACGAACGAATACTGATTACCCGGTGCATTAGGTGTAGGCCATACGTTTACAGATGGTAGGTTCTGTACGGTTACTGTAGACCCAATATTATGGGACGCTGCGGTTGTTCCTGCCTGTCCACGGAAACAATTTAATAACTGGTTAGTAGCAGTGTTCACGTTAGGGTAAGTAATAATCTCGTTGTCTAGCTGAATAAAGCCAGAAGACCCTAGTTGAGTTACGTCTGATACTGTAATTGTTGTATCTGTAGATGATACGTTAGCGGTTGTAACCACTGTTGTTGGGTTTGATTGCCCAGATTGGCGGTCTACCCATACTTGAATTGGTCTGCCCTGTGTTAGTTTATTAGGCAGCGTCATGTATGTAGACTCAGAAATACGGCTGATATTAATGTCGATCTGGTTAGTTGTGCCGTTGTTTTGGCGTATTACGGTGTCCAAAAGGTCAATAGTATCTACAGGCAGGGCATATGTCGCCTGCCCGGTGTTCATAGTAATAATGCCTTGTTCAATAGTCCAAAGGTTAATACCTCGGTTTGCCCACTCAATAGTCAGTAGGTTTAATGAACGACGAGCAGTACGAAAATCATAACCAGAACGCAGCTCTTTCCCGCAACGCTCAAACGCCTCTTCAATAAGGTCATTTACGTCAAGGTTAAATAGCGTAGTTCCGGTGGTTGTTTCAGCCATTATTTTTTCCTAGCCGCTCTCATATTATCTACGAGGTTTGGGTATGGACGACCTGCTTTTTTGGCTGCCGCTTTAGCAGAAGCTTTCTTTGCTGGGCTTAGCTTTTTATGCTTTTTAGCTGGGTTTGGTTTGTCCCAAACTTCGCCACCCTTTTTATACTCAGTGAAATCGGTGTTATCCCGACGAGCTTTAACCTTAGGTTTACCCATCTTTGAAGGCATAATATCACCCATTCCACGAGAAGGTCTCATTTGCGTTTACCTTTAGCCATACCGCCACCACACATAGCTTTTACATGGTCATCATGATGTTTAAAGCCAGCCGCATGTTTTTTAACATGCATATTATGGTCAACAAAGCCACCTGATTTAAACGGCAAAACGCTTCTAATCTTTTCCTTAGCTTTATTAATAGTCTCCATCATGCTTTCGTCTTTAGCTTCACGACGTTTTTGACTATTTTCTAAATCTTTTTCGTAATTAGAATAACCCTTTTGATTCTTTTGGGTTTGCACATCATTCATGATGTTGCCGTTTTCGTCTTGCTGTAGTGGCTTACCCATGATTAGCACATCTTTCCGCGTGTCTTGCCTTTAGAAGCAATACCATCAGCACGAGTTACGCCACCTTTAGCCATTTTGCGATCTTTACGATACATCAAGGCTGCGCCACCACCAGTTTCACCAGATGTAAATCCAGCTTTGGTTGCTTTAGCTTTAAATGATGGAGCAGATTTTTTAGCTGTAGAGCCTGTAGAACCACCACCGCCAACATCCATTTCACGGTTAGACATAGCAGCCATAGCACGGGAGCGTACATCATCACCAATGTTTTTGTTTTGGCCTTGAGCTGTTTCAGTCTCGATGTCACCACCTTCGTCGTAACGCTTAACTTTGCCGCCCTTTTTCATCTTGATAGGAGCTGCACCGAATATACCTTTGCCGCCTTTAGCGCCGCCTTGGACTTTTTCAGTTTTGTAGCCACGCTCTTCAGAACCTTTGGTATGACCACGTTTTTGCACTTTGGATTCACCAAATTTGCCTAGTTTGTTTGAACCTTTTTCTACGTCCTTAGACATATTTTTTGGGCCCATTGTTTCTTTCATTTTCATAACTTTTCCGCCTTGTTTGAGTTTGGATAAATCGGTTTTCTTACTTTCATGCAACTGCTTATCGTGCATTCCGAACGCTCTCTTGATTAATTTCTTATCTTCTGCGATATCGTCATGCATTACTTTACCACCTGCTTTAAACTTTTTACCTTTATCTGCAGCAACAAAATCTTTACCGACAGATTGAGGGATCTTTAATTCTTTGGCTTTGGCAGGGTTGTGGGCTACCATTTCCATTAAATTATGTTGTTTTAAAGTTTTACTCGGCATCGTCTTTTCCTAGCCAGCCTTGAACAGTTTTAGTTTCATAGATCCTAATAGCCGTCCAGACTATAGTAAATACAGCGGCAATTGAGGGCAGCATATCAACTAGCGTTCCTAATACTGTTGCAACGGAAAGAGCATCGACTATATGCTTTGATGCCTCATCCATGTTAATAAATGGGTCTTTCATTTTGTTCCACATTTCCAACGTTTTAGACTAGCGGCTTTACGAGTAGGCCGCCCTTTCTCATCTTTCATTGGACCAGGCATACCTGACATCCTAGCGCAAAAAGACTTTTTACGTGGTCCGCCTTCGGGTTGTGGTGCTTTTAAATGCGAGCCAGTAGCTGCGTTATATTTAGCACGACCCTTGGCGGTAAGCCCAGCGCCCTTAGATGCAGGCAGCTTTTCACCACGACCAATCGCAAGAGAGGGACCTTTTTTCTTAGCCATAGAAAGCAGTTACAAAGTTAACTGTTGTTAAGTTTGCATAAATACCGTTTTGGCATAAAAGTCCTTCGCCAGGAATTAGCATTTCTTGGGTATTGTATGCACTAGCTACAGTATCTACTTGTGTAATCCAGCGGTTAGGGTTTGGAAAGTTTGCTGTTGGGTTTGGATAAGCAACAACATATACACAGCCAATACCACCAGAAGTATTTCCAGAGTTAGGGTCTGTAATGGTAAAGCTATTAGCGCCAGTATTAGTAATGGTGTAATTACCATCAGTAGCTGAGTTACCAGAACTAGAGCTAAACCCAATACCAATTAAAGCGCCATTCGATAATCCGTGTGCTGTAGAACTTACAGTAACCACGTTACCAAGACGCTGATAAGTTGCGCCTACAGGAACTGTATTCGTATCAAAAATACAGATAGAACCAGCAGCGCCGCCAGATCCAGCATAAGTTAATTGCTTTAATCTAGCACGACCTTGTGTTATGTACCCAGACTGGTTTAAATGCCCAGATTTTACGTCGGTTTGCATCATAATTAATCTCCTAAAGATTTAAGTGGGGCCGAAGCCCCTAAGATTAATTAAACGTTTTGTACGCCGTTAATTGGATCAGCTACGTAGTAGTGGATGTTTCCAGAGATTGCGACACCAGTAGCACCAGGAGCGCCAGCAGTAGCGGTCAATACAATTAAGTTAGTTGCATTAGCAACGTTGCTCATGGAAGAACCA